AAGCACCAAAAGGTTTTGGTGTAGTCATTTATGATAACGAAAATTTTATTACAGTTCAAGTTAATCCAGAAAAGTTGCTAAATCTTACAGAAAAACAAACACAGGACATAGTTGATTATATTAATAATGTTAAGCAAACTTTTGAAAATTTGGGAGCAACAGTTTTTGTTGTAAGAGATACTTTGGAGAAGTCAGATGAATCTAATTAATATTATTTCTTTTTCATTGCTATTATTTTTTACTTTGACATTTGTATATTTAATTTTAAAATCTAATGTTCAAAAAAAGAAATTAATGGGACTATATATTCAAAGTGAAATGGATAAACATTTGCTTACAACTAAATTAGAAGAGTTGTCTCAACAATTATCTAATTTAAAACTATCAGAATCAGATGGTTTTATCAAATTTATTTCTCAATCTCGTGATTGGGCTTTTCAGTATATTGAAGAAGTTCAAAAGGCACTTGTTGAATTTGATAAAGAAGTTGCTCCAGAATTTGAATGGACAAAAACATTTGGAATGGTTCTTGGTGAAACAACACATACAATAGTTTTAAAAAGAATTTCCGAGGCATATGACAAACTAAAGTTAGTCTTGCCAGAGAATACCGAAACGCCTAATAATTAGGCATTAAATAAGGAGAAACAAAAATGAGTACAACTCAACTAAAGGCTCTGCTTGCATCATATTTGCGTAGCATCCTATCCGCTGTAGCCGCACTATACTTGGCTGGCGTTACAGACCCAAAGACTCTTGCATGGTCATTGGTTGCTGCATTGCTACCAGTTGTAACAAGAGCATTGAACCCAAAGGACAAGGCATTTGGTATCGTTCCATCTGTTGATGTTGTTGCAGAGGCTCTTAAGGATGTCAAGGTTACTAAGGCACCTACAAAAACTGTTACACCAGTTAAGAAAACAAATACAAAGAAGTAATCTTAACAAGCATTAGAGGACAGGTTGCAAAACTTGTCCTTTTTTGCTATAATAAATATGTACTTGCCAATTGGGGGTACAAAAATAACTCGCTTAAAAGGAGATGATATAAATGGTAATCTATACAGACCCATTCGCAGCACTTAGTCAGGAATTTGATAAGTTGTTTGCACAACCAAATAGGGCTACTTATCCACCCTATAACGTGATTCAGTCAAAGGATAAGAGCACATGGTATCTTGAATTTGCTCTTGCAGGATTTGAGAAGGATGACGTTACAATTACAACAGATAAAAATGTTCTGACAGTCAGTGGTGAAACTAAAGAAGATAAAGAACTACCAGAAGATATTCGTTATGTATATAAGGGTATTGCTGGTCGTAAATTTACTCGTTCTTTTAACCTCCCAGAATATGCTGAAGTTTCTAACGCTGAACTAAAGCATGGAATATTGACTATTGATTTAGTTATTAATGTTCCAGAGGAAAAGAAGCCAAAGACCATTACTATTAAGTAAGTCGGATGTCCTGGGTATGACGGTAAACTGCCCACTAATAGATATGGTATAATAAGACAATGGAAAATTTACTAGCACAATTAAGAACGCTACTGGCAGACAACGTTGCCCTTAAATTTAAATCTCACGGATATCACTGGAACGTAGAGGGACACGACTTTTCACAATACCACAAATTTTTTCAGAAAATCTATGAAGACTATGACGCTGCAACAGATACTTATGCAGAATGGCTTCGCATACTAAAACAGTACGCACCATACAGACTAACAGATTTTTTTGACATGTCAACAGTTCCAGAACCAGTAATTGTTGGCGAACCACAGGCTATGCTGCATGACTTGTATCTTTCAATTGAGGCACATATAGAAGCCTTGGTGATTGCAGGTGGTCTTGCAACAGAAGCAAAACAATATGGATTGGCAAATTTCTTTGCTGACCGTCAAACAGCCTCGCAGAAATTCTGCTGGCAAATTCGTGTAAGTCACGAAATGGAAATGGAGATGAAAAACTAATGCCTTATTCAGTAGGAGCACAAGGTTCAAATGGATGTTCAGGATATCCAGTAGTAAAAGAAGGTGGCGAAGTAATGGGATGCCACAAGACAGAAGCAGATGCAACAGCACAAGTTCGTGCTCTTTACGCTGCCGAAACAGATAAGGCTGATGGTCCTAACAGTGTTAACCCATCCTCCACACCAAATCCAACATATCCAAATGTTGGAGTAAAAACACCAACATCTATGCGTGGTGGAAAGAAAGTTAAAATTCGTAAACCAAGAATGCAGGGTGGCAATGGTGCTAACTCTTCTGGTGCAGTTTCTAGTGGTGGAACATCCATTAGTGCTATGTACAAGGCAGAAAGAATTGTCGAAGGTGATTATGTTATGGGCTTGACAACAGAAGGTGCAGTTGTTGGTCTTGTTGAGCATGTTATGACTGAGGGTGGAGTTTATGGTGTTGCAGGGACAGAGTATGCTATTCAATCTACCCCAGAAAATCCAGCAATGGCTGTTAGAATTTATGAGTATGAGGAAGATGAAGACAACTGGTGTCCAACAGCGTATTCAATTGGAATGCTAATGTCTGATGCACATAAAATTGAAGAACTTGATGTAGAGATTCAGGAGCCAGAAGATGGTATGCCAGAAATGGATATGGAAGAGATGTACAAAGCAGAGGGATATTCTCCAACTGCTGGTATGAAATCTGCTGCTGCTCGTGCTATTAAGTGGAAAGCAGATGGCAAAGCAAATGGTGCAGGAACTCCTGTTGGCTGGGGTAGAGCAAGAGACATCGTAGCAGGACGCTCAATGTCACTTAGCGTAGTAAAAAGAATGTACTCCTTCTTCTCTCGTCACGAGGTGGATAAAAAAGGTAAAGACTTTAATAACACAAGTAACCCAAGCAACGGAAGAATTATGTGGGATGCGTGGGGCGGTGATGCTGGATTCTCTTGGTCTCGTGCTATTGCAACTAGAGAGGCAGACAAGGCTTTGTTTGCTGATTTTGGTAAAGATTACTCAGAACAAGGACAACTATCTAAGGCTGGTAGTGTTGGTAGCATGGTTTCTTGGAATTCTTCTGGCGGTACAGCAACAGGTAAGATTGTTAGAATTATTAGAAATGGTAAGTACAATGTTCCTAACTCAGATTTTTCAGTAACAGGAACACCAGAAGACCCTGCCGCAGTTGTCAGAGTATACAAAGATGGTAAGCCAACAGACACATTGGTAGGACATAAACTTAAATCTCTTAGGGGTAAATAATGAAAGAATTGATTCATCTTAGTGCATCATGGTGTCAGCCATGTAAACAAATGGTTCCAATGATTGATAAGTTTGTTGAGGATAACCCAGACATTGTTTATTCTAAGTATGATGCTGATTTAAATGTTAGTGTATTTCAAGAGTATGGTGTTCGTGGTGTTCCAACATTCATTACTAAAATTAATGGAGAAATTTATAAGTATCATAATGGCGTAGCCACAGAAGAACAAATTTCTAACCTATTTGCTTGACAAATACCGCTATATAAGGTAAAATATATATATGAGTAAACCAGATTGGGCTACACGCCTACAACGCACATTTAAACGTAAGTATGACAAGGGCTATGAAGATGGCTATAACAAGGGTTGGAGCGAAGGCTTCGAGACTGGCAGAAAGAAAGCAATTGCAGAACAACGTAAAGTAATTATTTCTGCCATTGAGAAAGACATAAAGAACAACGGTCAGCATTACAACCCAGGAATTATTGCTGGAATTCATTCCGCTATTAGTATGATTAGAAAGATTAGATAATGATTAAATCAGTTAAGATTGGTCCACAAAAGTTTGACGTTGTTGAACGTGATTCTAGAGAAGACGGTATGCTCAATGATGGTGCCTATGGTTATACCATGGATGGCAAGAACCTTATTGTAATTGCATCTGGCTTGGGTAATGGTAAGCAACAGGTTACACTGCTACACGAAATCCTACATGCTGTTCGCATGAGTTACGATGGCATGTCTAGACCAACTAAAGAAGATGATTTTGAATCATGGGAGCATTACTTTATTGCTATGTATGAAATTGGATTACTAGCGGTACTTAAAGACAATCCAAAACTAGTAGAATGGTTGACTAATGACCAAACAACAAATAAGCGATGACGGTATGGTATGGCTAATATTTATATCTGGTATCTTTATTATCGGAACAGTATTAGCCATGATTATTACCGCAAACTTACCTAAAGAAAACTGTTGGAATAAATATCCTAACAATGAAAATCAAGCAATAATTAACTGCGAGGAGCACTAAAATGAATTCAGATTTTATTAAAGCAGTAGGCATTACATACGATGAAGCAGAAACACTGCTTCTTAAAAAACACAAAGACTATGGACCAAAGAATATTTCTGGTAGTCCAGGAGGAGCATTGAATGGACTTAGGGTTAGAATGCACGACAAGTTGGCTCGCATTAACCATCTTTATGATTCTGGTGCTACCCCCGAAAATGAAAGTCTTAGGGATTCTTTTATTGATATGGCAAACTACGCAATTATCGCAATGCT